TTACGGTAATAGAGCCTAGTGCAGTGGTGGCTTCCACCCCCGATATACGAGCAATGTTTTGCTCAAATGTAGACGCTAGTGGTGCGCCTGTAAGGGGGAAGAAGCCTAACATTGTTTACCCTGCAATAGCAGCTTTACCCGCTGTAACAGCGGCGTTGAGCGGGGCCATGTCTTCACTGCCCCAATGCTCGTAGCTAACCATAGCTTCTACATGGTCAACGTTACGTTGAAGCACTGTGGCGTCATTAGTGTAATCATCAGGGGCAGCAATAACTGCATTGATTAAGTTCACACTATCCATACACGCACTGTAGTGCTGTGCAATTTCTTCTGTTGTAGGTGTGTCGGACATTACGCTGCTTCCTCTTCGACTTCAGGGTTTTCCAAGGCATCAACTAAACGTTCCGCAAATGCTTCACGACCAATTATAAGTTGATCCAGATTGAATTGTGTGCTGCCAATCTTACGCTCCAAATCACTAACGTGGTTCAACAGCGTTTTCTGTTTATCGGTCATCGCATCAACGTCATATTCTTTTTCGTTGACGGTAATGACGTTTGTTTTTTTCTCAGTCATGTTCGTCCTTATGAGTTTATTTGAGCTTCAAGCTCGTTTACTTTAGCAGACAAATCTTTAATTGCCTGCACTAATACTGGAACCAACTTACCATAAGCAGCCTCCAGACGTTCTGGGTTGTCATCACTGACTAGACCCGGAATTTCTACACCTGTGTCTTCTTGGACTTGCTGCAAATCTTGAGCAATAAACCCAGTTTCTTCTATGCCTACCTTACCACCATCACGCATGTTCCAAGTAAACGATACCGGATCAAGGCGCTCAACAAAATCAAGCCCCGCTTGCAGAGGTGTAATGTCTGTTTTGTCACGGACATCTGATAGTGAACTGATTGTTTGTACTTGGCAGCGGAAAGAGGAAATACTGGAGTCACCAAGAGTTATCTGATTAATAATTGTTGCGGTTGAAGCATCGGCGTTCTTTCCAATGACAATATTGTTTTCGCCTGAGGTAATACTATCGCCAGCGTTAAGGCCAATCGCAGTATTGTTGGAGCCCGAGGTAAGACTCTTTAAGGCTCTACTACCGATACCTGTGTTAGAACTTCCTGTGATTGCTGGGTTAGGGTTTCCCTGTCCTGTTTCGTACCCCAAAAAGGTATTAAGACCGCCAGTTGTAACATTATAACCAGCTTTCCAACCTATAATGGTATTAGCCGCAGGAGTGGTAACTCTATATCCTGCCTTATACCCTATATAGGCATTTCCTGAACTTGTAGTTGCATTGATGCCAGCACTGTAACCAAAAGCTACGTTATTTCCACCTGTTGTTAATTGATTAAGAGTTTGTTTGCCTACAGCGGTATTTTCAGTGCTTGAGGTGAGTTCTTGCATGCTGTAGCCGCCCACAGCAACGTTATCGTAAGCAGACCCCGTTGCGCTGTTCAGTGCTTGAGTACCAATCGCTACGTTATTGCCATATGCGTAAGTAAGTGCCCCACCTAAAGAGCCGTTTCCGATTGCTATGTTTTGACCGCCAGTAGTCGCCGCAGCCAAAGAGCCTTTACCCAAAGCGACATTTTCAGCGCCAGTTGTCAGAGATACACCAGCATCCATCCCAACAATAGTGCTGCCAGAGGATGTTGTGATTTTCGAACCTGCGCCATAACCAACTAAAGTATTGCTGTCTCCAGTAGTGACATCATTACCCGCCTCTTGGCCTAAAAGAGTGTTGCTCGTACCCCCACTTTGCAGGGCTGCACCCGCATTCGTACCGCCAATAAAGTTCCCAGTGCCAACGTTACTAGAAGCGCCGCCAGCGTCCGCTAGATCAATAAGACCCGTGGATGAGTTGTACGTTAGTACCTGACCATCGCTTGCCCCTGCTTGTAGGCCCGGTAAACGGAACCTTGTGGCGCTTGCGTTACCAATGGTAATCTCGTTGGACACTGTTGCACTAGAAGCATCTGCCCCATTTCCAATAACAGTATTGTTAGAACCTGTAGTAATAGAAATTCCTGCACTATCACCTAAAGTGGTATTGTTTGCACCGGAAGTGACAACTCTTAATGCTGAACGACCTATGCCAATATTTCGACTTCCTGTAGTAACACCAGTTTCATTAGCTCCCAACCCAATAAAAATACTTTGGCTAGCAGTAAGCATTGCGGCAGCAGCGCTAGCTCCTAAAATTGTGTTTTCACTACCTGATGTAATGTCAGTTCCTGCGTTTCTACCAACAATAGTATTATTGCTACCGTCAATAACGGCACTACCTGCGGCGTAACCCATAAACGTATTTCTAATTCCTGTAGTTAAACCACTTCCACAAAAAACTCCAATAAGTGTATTAGCTTCGCCTGTTGTAACATTCGCACCAGCCGCTCTGCCCAAACCAATATTGTAGACTCCTGATGTTAAATCTTCTAAAGCATCGTAGCCTATACCAATGTTGTCACTACCCGTTACCCCTGCTGATGTTCCCATAGGGTTATAGCCAATAGCTATGTTGCGCTCACCTGTGGTAATCTTTTGACCTGCAGTCCTGCCTACTGCGGTGTTGTTAGCACCAGTAGTTACAGAATAACCTGCGTAATAACCTAGAAGTACATTATAACCACCTGAACTGTAACTGTATCCGGCTTGATACCCAATGCCTACGTTGTGGTCGGCGGTAGCTGCATTAACAGTACCTCGTAAAGAACTTCTTCCAAAAGCTACATTGTTATTACCAGATGTGTTATAAAGAAGGGATTCATAACCAATAGCAGTGTTATACCCTCCGGTGTTGGTATTGTATCCAGTTTGATACCCCATCCCAATGTTACTAACACCTCTGGAACCATAAAATGTTTTGGCTCCAACACCTATGTTGTAATCACCTGTAGAATTTCCTGAACTACCTTGCAAAGCCTCCCAACCAATAGCTACGTTAGCTACACCTGTTTGATACCGAGCAGCTACTCTGCCTATTGCAATGCTGTAACTGCTTGTTGTTTGTGTCTGTAGCGCATATCGTCCAATACCTATATTGTCTGAGGAAGTAGTTGAATACTGTACTGCACGGAAACCTAACCCAATATTATTATCACCTGTAGTCGCACCTTTAACAGCTTCGTATCCAAATGAAAGATTATTACCGCCACTGGTTAACCCATACCCAGCTTGATAACCCATAGAAATATTGTCTTGGCCTGTAAGGTTTTGACCCGGAACAGCGGCCCCACCATACCCAGCTTGATAGCCGAGTCCAATATTTCGTGTACCCGTAGTAAGATTTGAGTGAGCTTCAGAACCTATACTGACATTGCTACTACCCGTAGTAAGATTAAAACCTGTGTTCTTACCAACACCAACATTTTCATCGCCTGTAGTAATTACTTTTAAAGAAGTAGCCCCAATACCTACGTTTCTATTATTAGAACTTGTACTACTTGTTCCCTTACCTGCTTCATGGCCTATAAAGACATGTTGATATCCATCAGCATATTGACCCGCCTGTCTTCCTATAAAAACAGAGCCATTAGACGCATTAGGAGTAGCGTCTGCCCCAGCGTATGAACCAATTGCAACATTGTAGTTCTGATTAGTCATTGCAGCGCCAGCATTTTGTCCTACAAGAACATTCGTTTCCCCTGTAGTTAAGGCAAGCCCAGCATTCTCCCCTATCGCAATATTTCTATGCCCAGTTTCAATAGCAAAACCAGCCGACCTACCGATAGTGATGTTGTAAGTACCACTGGTTAAGTTGCGTGAAGATTGATATCCAAGAGCAACGTTATAACCGTTACCTGTAACAACACCGTTAGACGCCGCAGCGGAACCGATAATTACATTATATCCCGCAGTTGTTCCGTTAGTTAATGCGTTATCGCCTAAAACAACGTTTGAAGAACCTGTAGTTAAAACATCCGCAGCGGAATGCCCTAATACAACGTTATTCCAAGCTGTTGTAATAGCTGCACCTGCATCACTGCCAAGAAGTATGTTGCGAGAACCTGACGTTAAAACTTTACCCGCCATTCTACCTATAGCAACATTATATGAACCTGTGCCTATATTTGAACCACTTCCAAAGAAAGCTGTGTTACCTATAGCTACGTTATCCTCACCATTTTGGTTCTGTCCTGCATAAATACCAACTGCGGTGTTTCTAAGACCTGTCGTAAGTTTAGATAACGATTCGTAGCCAACAGCCGTATTAAGATCGCCTGTAGTAATATCGTTACCAGCTTCATTACCCAGTAAAGTATTATTCTGAGCGCCACTCTGAAGAGCAGTACCAGCATTAGTACCACCAATAAAGTTACCTGTACCAACGTTACTGGAAGCACCGCCAGCAGAAGCACCATCAATGGTTATAGAACCGCTTGTAGCGGACAAATCGTTCGTCTGATGATTAATCGTAATAGCCATTGGGGTGCGTCCTCTTAATTATACTGCGGTAGAACCGTCCATGTCATCTTGATCCATAACCCAAGCATAACACTTATCAAGAAAAGTAGAACCTGATTTTGCTTCTACATCGGTCAGGTTTGCGGTGTAGCGTTTAAAGTCTACTTCACGAGTGTCATCGTTAGGTGAGCTTGTGGCATACGCTGACAAGTCAATCATCACCATGAACTTTGGATCAGTTCCACGCTGACGGCTGATTGCCGCTGTCACGATGCGGTAATAGGCGTTGTTGAATGCAATGCCATACTGACTTGCACCTTGTTCGATGGTGTGTTGAATAGCCATTGGTTTCTCCTTTTAAGCGTAAGTTACTTCAGATGTGTTGATCGTAGCGGCCCAATAAATATTGGTTGATGCCGCACCAGTTACTTCTATTTTAAGACAGCCATTTGTGGTGTCAGCAGATAAGGCCATACCCCAACTATATGTATTATCTATAATTGTAGTTGCGCTATTTACTAAGACTGTTGTTCCAGCCGAACCTTCTCTGCGAATTAAACCTTCAACTTTCCATGCCGCACATTCAGTGCCTTCTGATGCTTTTTCTCTTGCTACAATAGTGCCGTGGAATGCATAAGCAGAATTGTCGGGTAGTGTTATTTGGTTATCAGCAGCGGCTGTACTGTTGTTTGTAGTTAAGGCTTCAGCCGTTGCATTTGTTGTATCAGACCTAAGTACAAAAGTGCCTGTTTGAGCGCTGTACCCACCTCCAGCGGAATAAGCATACTTTCCCTTAGTGGTAGGAATTTTAGTAAATTTACCTAAACCGAAAGCATTTTCTCCCCTGACATCTACACCTCTGCCTAAAGCATATGCGTAAGTAGCACCAGAAGTGTAAACAGCCGCCCCGTCACCTATAGCTACTGCATACTGCGACTGAGAAGCAGCGCCGCTGCCGATAGCTATTGAGCCGTAATTTGAAGCTGAAGAGTTGTACCCTAAAGCCATAGCATAAATGCCAGAAGCTCCATAACTTGAGTTGGTATTAAGGACTTGTAGTGAAACACCCGCAATACCTGTTGTTTTTGTATCATGGCCTATTGCATAAGAAAGATTATTAGTCGCTATAGCATTGTGACCTATAGCTACTGTTTCTGTATTTGATGCAGTTGCATCTGAGCCTATAGCTATGGCGTCTGTATTTGATGCAGTTGCGTTGTCACCTATAGCTAAAGCATTATTGCCACTCGCTGTTGGATCAGTAGCACTTGAGGGGTTAGCAGCGTAAAGATCAGCACCGACCGAAGAAAAAGACAAAACGCCCGAACCATTTGTGACAAGCGCAGTACCCGCCGCGCCATCCGCCGTTGGTAGGGTGTAAGCCTCTGAAATGCGAACTGCATGGCTAGAGTTTCCAATAGCTACCTGATTTGCTGCATTAGTTGAAGCGTTATTACCTATGGCTGTAGAGTTTGAATGCGTAGTTGATGCAGCATACCCAAAAGCTGCTGAATTAGTACCACTAGCCGTAGATGAATATCCTACTGCCGTAGCGCCTGTGCCTGAAAGCGCAGTATTCCCTATCGCTATACTGTTAGATCCAGACGATTTAGAATGATAAGCAAAAGAAATACCATACTGACCGCTAGCGCCATAAGTAGTGCCTGAATGATCTACATTTATAGCGGTAGAATATGACCCATTAGCACGAGATTTGCCTAGCGCAATATCAGACGTTGATGATGCCGTTGCCGACCTACCTATAGCAATTCCTTCAGAGTTGCTAGCGAGGCTACTTCTTCCTATGGCTATTGTGTTTGTATTTAATGCATCTGCATCTGGCCCTATAGCTGTTGCGCCCGCTCCGCTTGCGATAGAGTCTCCTATAGATATAGAGTTTTCGCCAGAAGCTGTTGCGCTGTAACCAAGAGCAGTTGAAACATCTCCAGTAGCGTCAGCTTGATAACCTGCTGTAAAACTACGAACACCCGTTGCAGAAGATTCAAAGCCTAGACAAATAGAATTTAAACCACTTGCGTCTGGTTCGTTACCTAAAGAGTTAGGGAGTTCAAGGTTTGTAGAAAGTCCCGGAGTTTCGCTCCGCAAACTATAAAAATTACTACCATCACAGACTAGCTGTATAAATTCATTACGGTATAGTTTACGGCCATTTGGAGAACCGTTTATTGTTTGAGAGCTTGTTCCAACAACCGTTACAACATGTCCATTTGTCGTAGAACTATTTCTGATATAGACGTAAAATCCCGCCCCTAATGTAGCAGCAGAGGTCATTGTTATGGTTACTGAGTTGGAAGTAACGTCAATGATATTACCTAAATCTCCAGCTACAACTGTGTAGTTGGCAGTTTTGGTAGCACGAGTGTAGGCAAAAGCACCAGATGCCACCGCTGCCCAATCATAGTCTGAGCCGTTCCAAGACAGAAACTCTCCAGAAGCAGCAGTGCTTGTGTTTAAATGGGAGTCCACTAGCGGGTTTACGTTCCCCGCGTCTGTTACGTCCGCGCCATCCTCTACGTTCAAGGCAGTTAGGAGAGAACCCTTTGCGATTGAGCCAGTTAAACCTACAACAGCTTGAACGGCGTCTGTCTGATCGTGCTTGGACCAGTTTCCTGAGTATGTTGATGTAGAAGCATTATCTGTTGTCGCAACAATGTTATCACCGATAGCGAACGTTATGCCATTAACAGTACCTGCCCCTGAGACGTAGTAAAACCAACCCGTCTGAGCAGAACCGCCGCCCGGGAAACTACCAGAACCTGCGTTCCAGTCACCTTTATAGACCATGCCATTCTCAAGAGCAGCAATATCTATTTCCATTTGGTCGAGGCTAACTGCCTGCGTGACGGTAATATAGTCTAACTTGGTTTCATCCGCAGTGGTAAAAGACGCGGTGGTGTTTTGTAAAACGCTGGAATACGCTTGTACGTCGGAACCAATAGCTACGCCAAGGTTCGTGCGGGAGGTGGACGCATTGGCTAGATCAGACAGGTTATTGGATGGCTGTAGGATGTCCTCGGCGGCGGCGGTAATGAATACGCGAGCGCTACCTGACAAGTTAATAGCAGAACCTGAGTTAGAACTTTCACTGGGCGTGCGAGATAGGGTAGTGCCAGAAGCTGTATAAGTCCCTGTACCAATCTCAAAATTGGCCCCATCCTCTAGGGTGTACCTAACTGAATTACCGTTAGTTACCCCTGCGTCCGCAAAACTTTGATAGCCTGAAACAGGGCTACCCAGAGTTATCGTGCCTGTCCCGGTAGTTGCCGTCGAGACGTAGGCTCTATTCTTTAAAACAGGCATATACGATCACCCCTATAATTTACGCGATACGGATAATAGCACTCGTAGCGTCTGCTGTTGGGAACTGAATTTGGAAATCTCCGTTAGACGAAGACTTGTCAGAACCAAAATCTAACACTGCCACAGATGGGTTTCCTCCACCTGACTTGTAAATCAACGCCCCACGAGCTGTAATTGTGGAAGAAGTCCATGTAGTGTTAGAAAAACTCAAAAACACTGTAGTTCCTGATCCGCCATTTGTTGGGTTAGTTGAAATAGTCAACGTGTTCCCACCCGCGCTATACCCTGAACCTGATACCTCGTTAGAAGTAGTGTATGCAGTAGTCGCCGCAGCCAAAGAAGCGGATGAGGTATACAACGCGATTTTAAATGTTTGCGCTGTATTGCTGCTGAAGTCCATTTCACCGTCAAGCAGGGCTTGCTTGAAACTGGTACACATCGCCTGTGTTATAGCCATATCTAGTCTCCTTTAACTTACTGGCACTCGGAACTGTCCCGAGCGATAGGCGTCTTCACGTAATTTACCATCCCCAAGCGTTTTTAATAAAGCTATGGATTGCAAGTACATCTTTTCATAGTTCTCAATTACATCCGGTTCGCCTTTTAAGAACCGAATAGCTTCAATCAACGCGCCGTTTAACAACGCAGAATCAAACTCGTCTCCGAGCCACGTATTATTGGCCGTAACAATAGACTCGGGGTAGTACCCATAATGAAGCTCTGCGGTGTAATCACCACTTGGTGTTGGGCCTAAGATAAAGGAATCATCGTCAAAATAAGCGTAATGTTTTGGAAGCCCCACTGATGTGGGTGTGGGGTACGCTTCTCTGATGAAGTTTACATCTTTGTTTATTAAGTAGTGATACGCGCCATCAGTATCTACCACCGCGAGCGAATACGTGTACAAAAAGTCTGTAGGAACGCTAAGATACTTGTTATTAATAGTCAAAGACCCAGTAACGTTTCTACGTAGCGCGGGTATTTGCACTGTATTATATATCTTCTGTTCAGCCTGCTCAGTAAACATAGCGAGCTGGGCATCTGTGAACGAGTTCTCACAAATGTCTTCTATGTTGGTTTTCAGCTCGGTATAGTTCATAACTTATGCCATTGGCCCCCGTGCGTATAAGCCTTTGGTCGCCGCACCCGTGCCACGTACCTTAACCTTACCGCCTTTTTTATAGCCCGTCTGCATCGGCTGACCTGTTTTCTTTGCTTCTTTGGCAGCGGCTTTTTTACCTGCTGCGTCATATCCAAACATTTTGTTTCCAACTTTAGGCATAATGCACCTCCTACGTTATACTTACAACAACAGTACCCACAAATCCAGCGCCAACTAACGTGTTAGGTACAAGCTCAAACGGATCGTCACCGCCACCTACAGGGTTCCATCCCCACTGTATAGCTCTACTACTGGTATCACCTGACGCGGATAGGCTTTGATCCGGGCGTGGATTGCGTATAGCTTGCGGATCATCGACAGGAAATTCACCCAACTTTAACTGTGGATGGTCGGGACTCCAGCACTCGGGGCACGCCTTTATATTGGTGTCACGCCCCTTAACAAACAAGTTCTTTAGCTCCCGCAGCTTGTACTGGAACCCGCACACATCACAGAGCGCTAACGCTTTTTTACCTGATGCAAACCTATCCGCCATTACGCAATCCTACCTATTCTAGGCACAAAACGCGCAGCGGTCTTTTCCCTGTCTTCTCCTGCGGCCATCTCAAACTGTTCGTCATACACAGCCTTCAGCATAGGGATACGATCTACTAACTCAGGAACCTTCATAGAAATATGGTATGCTAACCCCGCAACGAGGCACGGGAAGAAGCGGAAGTTCATATCTGCTGTTTGAACTCCAGACCCAGCGTCTTCAATGCGCCGCATACGCCAATAATACAACACATAGTTATCATTATCGGGTACGGGCCAAACATTTACTTTTGGTGCATCGCGCAAACGCTCCACATAAAGCTGTATAGGACGACCTTGTGTTAACTTGTTAGGTATAGACGCGTACGTACTTACACTGATTCTGCTTATGGTAAGATCAGATTGTGTCGTAGTATTACCACTGTTAGTACGTATTTGATGTTCAAGCAAATCAATAGTATCCGCTGGCAACGTGTACTGTGTAGTGCCTTTTACTAGGTTTATAGTGCCAGAATCAATGGTCCACATGTTAATGCCGCGGTTCTGCCACTCAATAGTCATCAGGTTCATAGAACGCCGCGCAGTGCGTAAGTCATATCCTGAACGCATCTCACGTCCCGCACGCTCCCACGCTTCTTCCGCTATATCGGTGAAGTCCATGTCAAACGCTGTGGTGCCTGATGTAGTCATTTCTTACGCCTCTTTAGCGGAGCTACACGCTTGGGTTTGCCCGCTGGTTGTCCTAAACGCTTCTTCTGCGCTATACGCTTACTCTTCTCAGCCTTCGTTATTTCCCCGCTAGTTTTTGGAGTTTTGCTAGAAACTCGTTTAGATGGTCTACAGTACGGTGTACCACGGCTTTCACCTTCTTTACGACCACACGGCTTGCCTGTCTTAACATCTTTCCAGTCTTCCTTGAACCAACGCTTTAGTGCAGCGCCCTTTGCGGTTTTGCGAACAGCCATTACTTGCCCGCCTTTTTCTTTCTACATTTTGCGATGGCCCCACTCGCATACGCGCTTGGGAACACCTTATAGCTTGCCTTTACCTTACGGTAACACGCGTCCTTCACAGTGCCGCCCTTCTTGTAACCTTTGCTACATTTAGAACAGCCACAGCTATCGGATTTGTAATACCTACGCATCAGCGCATCTTACAAACTTTGCCGCCACGAGCCATGCCGTAACCGCGGACTTTACCACCAGACTTCATCTTCTCAGGCTTAGTGGTTAACCCAGTACCGTCAGCACGAGGTTGCAGGAGAGATTTTGTAGTCATCGCCTTGCCATCTCGCGTAGGTCTTAAAGCCGATTTTGGGTTAGCCATAGGGCGCTTCTTAGGCTTCATGCTACGGGGGCCTGCGGGGCGCTTCTTGGGCCTCATGCTGCGAGGATCTTTAGCTTCCATAGCCTCCATCATATTCGTGGTACCCTCTTCGCTAATCCGATCCATAGCGGCGTTACCACGTTCAACAGCGCGTTCATCAGGGCTAACCATACTGCCAGCTTGGTACTTCTTATACTTCCGCATGTTATTCATAGTTCTATTCCCTCGTAACTGGGTACCCATCTGGGTACGGCTAATAGCCATCTAACAATTCCACTTTCGCAAGCTCTTATTG